TATCTTAGTTAGATTTGTTAGAGGTTGGCAGCTACAATGGTTTGTATATCCAAGAGATCATAAGATGATTGATGAGATTATAAATGCTGGTGAGGATTTCTGGAATAGGTTTGATGGTGTTAGACAAGGACATGATTACTGGTATCCACCTCAAGATACAAAAGAGGCAAGTGAAATCTACAAAGGTAATGGATCTAAAGAGGTCCAGGATATGAGTACCCATAATAAGTTAGGTATATTAATTGAGCAATATGTATCTGCATCTACTGATGAGAAAGATGCAAAGAAAAGAAAAGATGCTGCATCAATGTATATGAAAGAAATTGTTGGAGCTAATGAGGTAGTACAATTTAATAACTACATCATAAGACACTCAACAAATCAGAAAAAGAAAACTAAATCTGTAACCATACCTGGTGAGTTCACTAGCTATAGAAGGTTTACAGTAGAAGGAGGAAAGTAATGACTAAAGAAAAGGTAACATCTAATATTTACAAAAAAATATTTGAGGTTCAACATGAATGTAAGACTGTAATTAAAGATCCAAAAAAAGGATTACAATACAAACCACTTACATATAATTCAGTTAATGGAATAGTTAGACCAGCTCTTAAAAAAGCAAAGCTAACTTTAATACCTTATGTAAAATCACATGAACAAATTGATAATCAAACTAGATGTGTGATGGCTGCAAGGGTAGTTGATATAGAGACTGGAGAACATGTAGATGTAGGAGATTACTTTGGCTATGGTAATGATACCCAGGACAAAGGACCAGGTAAGGCCATGTCTTATGCTTACAAGTATCTTTTATTAAAACTATTTTTATTAGATATATCTGATGAAGAGGATAGTGAGAAAGGTAAAAACCAAAATGTTATAGATAAAGATTGGATGGATAAATTTGAGAATGACACTTTGAAAAGTGTAGATATTCTTTTTGAAGATCCACATTTAACAAATGCTGAGAAGGTTCACGAAATAATACAGCTCAAGGATAAGGTAAGACCAGACTTTGAAAAGCTGTATGGTATGGATAAAGGTAAAGCGAACATGATGGCAGATAAAATAAAAAATAAGATAGAGGAGCTAAAACCAAATGATGCTGACACCAAATCAACTTAAGGTATTTGACTTTATAAATAGTTATATAAAGCAAAAGAGAGTACCACCTACGATACGAGAGATAGCTCGTAAACAAAAGTGTGTACACTCAAACATCTGGAGGATCTTGAGAAACATAGAGCAACGAGGATACATCAAGATCTATGCTGGAAAATATAGAGGGATAGAGGTACTAAAAAATGACGATAGCTTACAAAAGTAGGTTTAGAAAATGGTTCCTTAAAGAACTGATCAAAGCCTTTGATGGTGAGAATGATGTAGTCGTAATCACCTTTGATGAAAAGTATAATGAGAAGGGTGATCCAGTTCAAAAGTTCTATTCAGCTGATAACATTGACCTGGAGGTGTTGCATAAAACTGCCACAATCCAAGTCAAACCTTTTGAGGAGTTATGGGTGAGAAAGAATAGAGACCGAGTTGAGCACATTTTCTTAAAGGAGCCTATTGAAGATAAGAGTGGTAATTAGATAGCCATTCCTGGGCCATAGATAGCCTAATTTTTAAGCCTTAGGGTTCTAAGGTTGTTACCCCTTGCCCATCTCTTTCCAGGCCTTTCTGATAGCTCTCTGGCTTGATTTCGTAAAGACTGACATAGGATAAACATTGGTATCACCATAACCTATATCATCTTCATTTTGATAGGAGGCAAAGGTCCTAACATACTCAGTACCATCCTCCTCAAACATATCATACAAGTAAGCCTCGGTAATTATACTTGCACATTTAAGTTTATTAAATTCGTAATCAGTACAAAGAGAACTGGATCCAACAATGTCAAACCAAATGAGTTTTAAAAATAAATGTTTCTTGTTATTTATAGTAACAGCTCTTGCCACTATACTAACTCACCTATCCAATTACCATTATGATCTAGGACCATAGGTAATAACCTGGGCCATCCATTAATTATAATACCACATCCAATAATAAATCTTAATCTAAATTGTCGGCTGTAATTAAAGGCCATGGATTGTTGGTTCGTAAGGCAGCCCACTTGCAAGGACCATACTAAGTTATCTGGATTGGAAAAATATTGTATATTAAATTTAGAATGGAAGTGTCCTTGGACTACATGCTTTCCATATTGCATAGCAAGTTTTAAACCATCAGCTGATATACCATGTGTCATAAAACATTCCTGGCCATTAGATAATTTTATATTGAGATCATCTACCCATTCCCATCCAGGTCCTACATCTAAAAAATCATTATAAGATTTTAAATATGCTTTAGGCATACCATGTTTTAATGCTCTTCTATAAATTAATGATGAATGATTACTATGTAAGAGTACCATCTCTGGATACATCTTCTCTAATTCTTTTATATATTTTTTACTTATGGAGAGCTCATCCCCTGGTGAGCTGAGATCTGGATCTGCTCCCCAAAATGACAATCCATGTTGATCTAATTCATCACCTATATTAACGCATAGGTCTATGTCTTTGTATTTTTTTTTAATAGCTTTTAGGAAATCAAAACTTTGTGGGTGATGGTAGGGTATGTGTAGATCAGATATAACTAATACACATTCATATTTTTTAGATCTGTTCATTTGATAGTCCAATAAATTCTTCGGCAAACCATTCACTTACATCAAAGCCAGGACAATCAGCTTTGTTATCTGGATCTAAATCACAATGTCCTACAACCTCAGCTTGAGGATATATCATCATCAATACTCTTATTAAATCATGAAGAGCTGCCATTTGACTTACAGTAAAATTATTTTCTGGTTCTCCATTCTCATCCATACCACCTACTAAACATATACCTACACTCTCCCAGTTATGTTTAGCTACATGAGCTCCAGGTACAGATACATGTCGGCCCAGTTCTATGATTGGATTTCTATCTCTTGTAATTACAAAGTGGTAGCCTATGTCATCCCAATTTCTTGGAGGATCTGTATGCCACTTTCTTATATCAACAGCTCCAATATCCATTGATGGTTTTGTTGCTGCACAATGTACTACAATATAATTTGTCTTATCTCTTAAATCTATTTTTCCATTCTTCATACTACCTATCCTTGTACTACTAATTTACAATTTTCACAATTTTTTTTTGGCCCATATAAATCTCAGTAATAGCATTAACTTTTTTACAAATAAATCTAACTGATTGAGGATTAACTTCTCTCTCTGCAATCCTTTTTGATTTTAAACATGAGCTCATTTTATCTTTCCAGGTATGCTCAACAATCTCCCCATTGAGCATCATCAATAAACTAATGACCACTTCCATTTGCTCTTACCTTATCTTTTAATTTTTCTAATTCATCTAACAATCTATCAACATCCTTTTGTAGTCTTGATATGTTTGTTGCATTATGTCTGCTTTCTTTTAACTCTTCTTGTATATCCTCTATATCTTTTAGAGCATCTTCAATTAATAAAAATTGTTCTGCATCTGCTGGTAAGCTACCCATCTCACCTCTTGGCCATTTAATAGAAAACTCTACAGCTTGGTCCAGGTCTTTCTGCATTAGTTCTAACTGAGTAGCATGTGAGTTAAGTTTTTCTACTACACCAAAGTAAGCCCAGACACCTACAGCTACAGATCCGACTATTGAAATCAGATTTTTTATAGGCATAGCTATATTAGTCTTGTCGCTTACTTTCATTTTTTACCACTTATTTTTTTTAACTTGTCAAAAGATCTGGCCCCAGTTAATCCTAACAATGAAAACAAAACAGTCATCAAAGTAGAACTATCTAATGTAGGTAGATCTATTGTTGTTCCTCTCAAAGCACATACCCAGTTTGTTATAGGTATAACTAAGAACTGAAACATAAAAGCTAACACACATACCCAGGCAAGTGTAGGTCTCCACAATCTTTGTATCCAGGATAAGGCCCCAGTAGCTTTTGCATCTTCTCTATTTATTTTTGCTTGTTCTTTATCTACATCTACTAGAGCTCTAACTAATTCTTTTTCAAGATCTGCTTTTTGTTGATGTAGTTTATTTTTATCTGGTACTAAACTTACAGCTTTGTTTAGTATCGGTAGTAACGCACTTAGTCCTTGGATCATGTTGATATTCCTTTCTTAATTTCTTGAGGGTTGCATCCAAATTTAATATACATGCCACCAGAGTTAATATCTTCTGGACCAATCAGTATTGTTTTATCTAGTGAGCTTTGATAACCTTGAACCATACAACTGTAGGCATCTGGAAATGTATTAGGATATATGTGTGGTGGCAAACAAGAGTTGGCCACAGATGAGCATAATATTAATACAAGTACATATTCCATTAAATAAATTTTCCAATTTTTAAACCTCCTATTATAATAGATAATACTCCACCAATATAGAAGATCACTTTGAGACCACCCCTTCCCATAGCAACTTGTTCTTTAAGCTGCACTATATCCTTAGTATTTTGTTCTACATCTTTGTGGATGTGGTCCAGCTTTTGACTTATATGCTTAAGGGTAACACTTTGTACTGTAATTTTTTTTGCTCTAGCCATACAGAATTATATCATAAACAAAAAAAGATTTGTAAGAGTACATTTAGGACACAAAATATTTAACACATTCAGCTATAGTTTCTTGCCTTATGTATTCTGTTTTTATTTCATCTGATGTTGGTTTAGGTAAAGTTGATTCCCATTTATTTACAATAAATTCACCGCCTACAGATGTTACATCATAAATAGCTCCTGGTGCTATAGATTGCATTACTGTATTTAAACCCCAAGAAAAACCATTTTCATTAGTGTAATCTTTTATAGTTCTTTCTACTGTTAATTTTCTTACTGTCATAAATGATCCTTTCTAAACAAATTTTGAACCTTGTATAAATATAGCTAAAGTTTTTCGCTGTCCACTTATCATTGGTTTTACTCTATGATAAACATAAGAGGGCATCATAATAACTGATCCTGGTGTTAATTGTTTTACTTCGTGTACACCATTAGAATATTGCTCTAACTCTCCACCACTATATTTATCAGTAGATGTGTTAATTAATATAGTAAATTTTATATCAGCATTTTTTTCATGATTTATACAATCAATGTGCCAATCATAATTACTTTTATTTTCAGATGTATAAGTATTATAATTTATATAATGATTATTACATACTGACCAAACATTAAAACCATATTCTTCTTGATTTATTAAATAACAATTATCAATTATATCTTCTAAAAAGTGTTTAACTTTTTTCCAATAAATTAATTTTACATCACAATACTTTATTTTATTGTCATTAATGTCTGTTGCTGCACTATTAGATTTTTCAATAGTATCATAATTTTTTTCAATAAAGTTATTTATTTCTAGGCATTGTTTTTTTGAAAGTATATTATTCCAAAACCAATATGAAGTTTTCATTATTGGAAACTATATCTTAATATAAGTTTAAAGTAAAATTATTCCTCTGGATCCCAAGATTGAGTTTCTTCATTCCAATTATACTTACCATCTGGTCTTTCAGATGGAGCTTCCCAACCGCAAGTTTCTTCATTTAATACCCAAGATGGATAAGGTTTTGGTGGAATAAAAGCATCTCTATCTTCGTCATAAGTATATCCTGGACCAGCATAGTTTTTTCTAGTTCTATCTTTAAATGTTTGTCGCCACTCTGCCCAACCAGTTGTAGTAGTTAAATAATTAACTCCAAGAACTTCTTGCACATTACCATCAGCATCTTTTATAACATCATCTACTATTGAATGTACTGATATAACTTTTGAATTTAATCCTATTTTTGCAAAATCAGCCATAATTTATCCTGTGTAAGTTCCATCTCCATTAAATTGTACTATTTTATTTGATCCACTTGTTGTAACAGTAGGAGCTCCAGTAATTGTTGCACTATAACTAACAGTAGGCATACTAAATATAACTACTCCAGAACCTCCAGATGATCCAGATGGGGATGAACCTTCATCACCTCTACCACCAGCTCCACCGCCACCAGTATTAGCTTGTCCATTTTGACCAGCTGATCCAGTAGATCCAGTACCTCCTCCACCAGCTCCTCCAGAACCACCAGAAGATCCAGCATTTCCAGAATATCCAGAACCACCTCCGCCTCCTCCAGCGTATGAAACTGATGAACCAGTTATTGAGTTTGCAGTACCAGCACCACCAGCACCACCATTAGAACTTGCTCCTCCAGTTGCTCCAACAGCAGAAGCACCGCCTCCGCCACCGCCAGATGTGTTGGCTTGAGATGTACTACCACCTCCATTATTTCCTTGACTTGGAGATGTACTTGGTGTGTTTCCAGCTCCACCAGCACCATTATCGCCACCGCCTCCGCCAGAACCTCCAGATTGACCAGTTGTTGTACTTGCTTTTGGTCCACCTCTACCGCCACCAGTTGAGGTAACAGTTGTAATTCCAGTTCCACTAATTGAACTATCTGAACCATTAGTAACAACAGCTCCACCAGAGCCAATGGCAACATTATATGTAGTTCCAGGAGATGCTGTGAAGGTTCCAGCTCTATATCCTCCAGCTCCACCGCCACCAGTTGCATATTTACTACCAGTCTCAGCATCACCAGATCCACCACCTCCAGCAACACATAAATAAGTTACTGTGTAAGGAGGAGGAGCTAATGCTTGTGTTCCTTCGTTAATTCCTTCTGTTGCTACCCAACCTTGGGTACTATCTATAAAAGTTAATGATGCACCTTCTCTATTACCACTTAAATATTTGTGATCTGTTGCACCTTGAATTTTTTCTGCACCTGGATCTATTTCAACAGAGTTAGTTGCAAATGTTCCAGCATAATCTACTATTTGTAAATTATCTCCAAGATTTGGAGATGATGGAAGTGTAACGACTATTGCACCACTTGTAGTATTTACAAAATATCCTTCACCAGCTGATGCTGTGAAAGCAGAAGTTTTTACTGATTGCCAAGAAAGAGCTACTGATGCTGTTCCTTTAGCTACAAATTGCCAGTATGTTGAATTAATTGTTCCACTTGTTGATGGAGTTTGTCCAGCTGTTGGTGTGTTATTAATAAATATATATGTTGATAGAGTTCCACTATCTGTATATTGAACTATATCTCCTTTTTTGTAAGTATCTCCTCCAGCATAAGTACCTTTATTAGCACTTGCTATTGATGTTCCTTTTGCAAGAATAGCCCAATGTGATGAATTAACTGTTCCATTAGTTTGTGGAGCTTGTCCAGATGCACTAGAACCAATCTTAACAAAAGATGTAGTTTCATTTTGATCTGTATGTTGAACAACATCTTTTACTGCGTATGTTGTACCAGCATTATATGTTCCTTGTTGCGTAAACGAAATTTTACCAAGATCTACTGTTGCCAATTTAGTCTCCTTTATTCATTGTTAATTTAATAATTATATTTTTTTTCATATATTTATATATAAACATTTAGAGTACACTTATATAGTAACTCTTAAATCTCCATTTGTTTGTAAGCTCCAAGTCATACCACTTGCTGCATATATTACATCATCAAAATTAGCATAGGCTGTTGATGATATGTTATCATCACCACCATCTGTAGTTGTTACTTTTACTGAATTATCAGATGGTTTTGGTGTATTTGCTTGTCCACCCATATTACTATGTGAACTGCAATAGTAGTAAAGTGTTGGAGCATCTGTAGCTACTACAATAGTTACTTGCGTTGAACTATTATGAGTTACCCCAGTAGTATATTCTGATCCACTTGCGTGTGTTCCATTTGAAGTTGTTGAAAATTTAAAAGGGTGTCCAGATGGATAATTAAATACATAAGTATTACCTTCAAATAATTCTAATGTATCTTGTTGTACTCCATCAATAAAATATTTATTAGAACCACTTACAGAAACTACTGTAACTGTTTTAACTAATGTAGATGGATTAAAAAAAGTTTCAAATCCATATACCTCTGCTGCTTGAGCAGTAAGTGTTAATGTTTCATTTCCTCCAGCATTTCCCACAGCTTTTGTCAATCCACCAGATACTAATAATTTTGTATTTAAAACATCTGGAGCTGCATCACTAGAAGTTATTTTTACAGCTCCTCCTCCAGATGATGAGGCAGCACTAGCAGCACTAGCAGCAGCAGCAGCAGCAGAGGCAGCAGCATTTGTAGCATTTGTACTAGCATTTTGAATAGCAGTAATATTTGTAGATGCTGTGTTGATTGAAGATATATTTGTAGCAGCAGTTGTAACATTTGCAGAATTAGCAGCAAGTGTGCTTAATCCAGAAATTGAACCCAATGTAGTAATTTGTGAGCTTAGACCAGCAACAGTTGTTATGTTAGATGCAATCCCAGCAGCAGTTGTAATATTACTTGTTATTGCAGCAAGAGCTTGAACCTCAGTAGCTATTGCTGAAAGTGTAGTTAGTCCAGCAGTTGTTGGTCCTAAAATTAAAGAAGTACCACTACTATCATAAGCTATAACTTTATCTTTGTTATTATTTATAGTTGCATCATAAGGAAACTCTAAAGGACCAGATGTACCAGATCCAGTTACAGTTCTTGGAGTAGTAACTTTTAATTGTATAGATCTGTCTGTAATCTCTTTTAGTTGTTGTTGTCTAATTAATACATTGTCAAATTCAGTTTCTAAAGTTGTAGGATTATTTGTTTGACCAGTTTGGAATACAGTAGTTCTTGATAATGGCTGATCACCAATAATTGTAATTATTTCTCCAGCTGTAGTTGCTGATCCAAAAGTTACAGTTCCAGTACCATCTGTATTTAAAGATACAGAGTAGTGAGTAGTTTCTGATTTTAAAACATCATTAATATATACCTGGAGCTCAGATGATGCGTTTACTTGAAAACTAAAATTAAACGCAGTCTGGCCAGTAGATGTATATTGTATCCTTCTATCAACAGCATTTATGTTAAAAGTTGCCATTATCTATTTAACCTTTTTTTAACTCTTTCTTTTTTTATGTTATTAACCTCATTTACTCTAGCATTAAATTTTGTATTTGTCTGCAAGAACAAATCCTTAGCAATTTGTTTAGCCTCTCTGACCTCTGATGATATTTGGGCCATAGCCTCATCAGCATCAGTAATAGCTAGATCAATAAACTCACTACTTAATACTAGCTCATTTAGATTTTGTAACAAATCACTTTCACCATTACCATCATTATCAACATTTATAAATCTAATAAATTGATTATATTCTGTTTGGTTCATAGGAACACCATCCATGTAAGCTCTAGGCATAGCAATACCAAAACCTAATTTAACTAACATTTCATCTACTTTTTTGTATTTAGTATTTTTAACTCTTAT